CCGGTCAGCACGTAATCCGTTACCTTGCCGACATCAACGGAAAGGTTATAGTTCCGGGTAACCTTGCCGTAGTAGAGCTTATACCCGCTGACCGCAGGTTCCATGTTGGCGTCCCACGCCAGGTGCACGGAAACAACAAATAAAAAAATCTGGATCCAAGTTTTGTTCTTCATGGTCTTGCCTTCGTTAATCATGATGAATTTGTAAAAAATCTAAAATCAGACGACTTCGTAAAAAGTTCGCAGGCAAGGCGCGCAAGTCCTGAGGAGTGAGGCGTACGACACAGTACGCCGCAACGACGAAGGATGCCGCGTAACGCAGCATCCGGACTTTTTACAAAGTCGTCATGCCTGACTGCAATCGATATCATCGACATAAATGCTGTAAGCTGTTCCACCGTAGGCCCACGCTTCGATCTCCACCACGCCCGCGGCCATCGGCGTAAAAGCAATGGTAAGCTGCTCCCAGGTATCCGCCGCTGCCGTCATCGATGCAGATACGTCCGAACTGACCCCGGCAATCTGACCGCCGCGGCAGACAAGCTTTCCGGTAATCCCGGTGTTGTTTCTCCTGAACCAGCACGAGACGTTTACCTGGCTGCTCGAGGCAACCGCGATTTTTGCCAGCGACATGAAAAGGGGGTAACTGTCACGTCGATTTGTGGATGTCGGCGATAATTGCCACGCGATCCCGGAGGCAGTATGTCTCACCGACGATTGCGAGCTGATGATTCCGCCATCCGTGTAAACGGCGTTGTTGTCCGTTGATCCGTCATGGGCACTCAGGCAGATTCTGCCATTCATCCAGGCCGTTTGATTTAAAACCTTGCTGGTTTCGCCGAAGGTGCAGCCCTTGAAATACTGGGTTCCGGGTGAAGATGCGGACACTGCCCCGCTGGCGTTTGATGCGGTGGTTGTTCCGATTATTATATTGTCCAGGGCAGGGGGTGAATCGAAAGAAAAGCCATAGGATCCCGAGTATTTGTCATTCGTTATTTTAAACGTATTCCGGATCGCATTCGCATTGATTGAAACATTTGAAGATCCGTTGTTGCAGACGTTTTCCACCGTGATTTTGTTCACGTAGGCCGCCGCAGCCGATATCCCGGAAGTGGTGTTATTGTTCACATTGCCTATGGTTAGTTCGTTGCAGATGTTATTTGACCCGCCGTACGAAACACCTGTACCCGTGTTGTTGTTGGCGTTTTTTACGTCAACCTTGCAGAAACTCGCCCCGTAGATATAAATCCCGGCGCTATCATCGCCACACATGCTGTGGGCAGTCACTTCACAATAAGAAGCGTTATAAAGACAAATGCCCCGCATTGCCCGAACCATGTTTATTTTGTTGCTCAGGACATAGTTTCTGTTCGTAAAATCAAGACCATTACCCCTTCCCGAGCCAACATCAAAATAGGTTTCGCCGTCCTGGTTTCCGGTGGCCGGGTCGTATCCACCCTGGAACTCGATCAGGCTTCCGGATGATCCGGAATCCTGAATGGTGCAGGCGGCGGATAAAACCCTGAAGCACTCCCGCTTGTATGTCGCTGCGGTTTCGGTCGTTCCGTAATACCCGCGTCCCGCATTTGCATTTATTGCCGGCCCGTTGTCCAGCAGAACCGTTGTCCCGTTGATGGACTGTATCGGGTACCAGCCTTCATCGCCGCCGCTGGCTGCCGGGTTCTTTGAAATAAGGCTTGTCAGGCTCAAGGCATCGGCTGAACTGCTCGCCTTGCAGGCAATGATATTATCAAGCAGGATGGTTACCGTTCCAGGGTCCGTAATGGCATAAAGGGCAACGGATTGAATGGAAGATCCAAGTGCAGATCCTTTGTTTATGGTGAAGCAATACTTATATGCGGTAGAATCAGTCACCGGTATAATGAACTCATCAACAATCGTATCCCCGGTCGTATCGGAACAAAGGCACAATTTTAATGCATTGGCCGCTACCACCGTGCTGGCAAGAAACCAGAAAGAAAGCTGTTGATACACCGAATAATCAACCATGCTCCCCAGCGCCTTATAGGCAATCTTCCCGGAGGTGAAAGCCGCGGCAACCGCAAATGACGAAGAGCAAGTACCGGTTTTGTAATTCGAGGTATTTGTCGATGCTGTTACGTTTGCGGATGGCGTCCATGCCGCATCGCACAATTCAACGTTTGCAGTCAGAGCCGCGGCAAGGGTCACCGTTTTGGACAGGTTATTCCATGTCGCGTTTCCAATGCTGGTGGGGTCCGGGGACTTTGCAACCTTGATCTTATCCCCCGGTGCGATCCTGGCTGCTGTTGCGCCGGACGTGATCGTTTTCCAGGCCAGCGCCCAGGTGGATCCATCGTTGGCATCGTTCCCGTTGACCGGGTCAAGGTAAAATGTCGTCATGGCATTTGGCCCTTATGCAAGGTCTATCCCCGGCGTCCCGATCACGAAAGCGAAACCATCTTCAGTCGTTTTATTTACGCCGAATTCAATACAGAAAGCGATAGGGTCACCTGTAACCGAATCATTGTAAACAATCGCCGCACTGGCCGGCCCGATCGATCCGCCTGAGGCTGTCCAGGTCACGTCGGCCCATCTGGTTTCGGCCTTGTCCGTGGTGTCGTTTTCTGTGATCGAAACCCCGGTCAGTGTTTTGCTGTTCTGGGTGTAACCGTAACCGGTAGCCAGTTGGTCCGCCGTCACATCCGCAAGTTCTTCGTGAGCGTCTTTATCAAAAGTGAATCCCGATTCCATCAGGATAATTTTGTAAGTATCGCTCGATTCATCTATCTGCTTTGTTTTGAGCAGGTACTTGTAGTGGTTGGGAACCGTTATCGTGAAAGCCATTTTTTCCCTCCTACGTCAATTTTTCATGAACCATAAAGCTGATATTTACGCCGGAAGCGGTTATTTTTACGCGTTGCAGATACCCCGAGAACACACCCTCCGGGCAAGATAAATGCACCAGGTCTTGACTTTGAAACATCACCCATAGTGTTTCCCGGGTGTCTTCCGATGCCTGTGCCGTCGTAAATTCCATGCTCCTGTCGGCATCCGTTACGCCTCCATCTGTGATGACTGCGCCGCCGTCAAGGGTGGCGGTTCGGGAGAGGCGGCGGTTTCCTTCTCGCGCGGGTGCCGTGTTCATGTCCAGGAATACAAAATCTCCAAGACCTATGGTGGAAAATGATATCAGCATGCCGTTATGCGATTCCTACCAGGACGGCAGGAAAGTTTTCACTGATATTAACCTGGCACTTTTTTACAAAGTTCATCATAAGGTCTTCAAATACAGGTTCCAGGCCGGTCGTATCGATGGTAATAAGCGCCTGTCCGGATTCCAGGAGGCTTTTTTTCGTATCCAGTAATTCAGTCTGCTGGTCGATCAGTTTTTTCTGAGCTTCGAATTCTTGATTTTTCAGCTCCATGTCAGCATCGATCGCCTGCCGCCATGCATCGGCTTCAAATTCTTTCAGTTCCCAGGGTTGGTCGGCGAACATGTCTTCAATACTCTGCCTTGTGGAATCAACGCTTCCTGCAAAGTCATCAAAAATCGACCTGTAATTACCGGCCTCAACGCCGATATCAAGTTCAATGTCTTCGGGCAGTTCGTCAATCTCTTCGCCAATGTTTGAAATATCGCTGTAGGGGTCTCCCGCAATGTAGATATCAAGTGCATGCTCTGCGGGCATGTCGTCTATCAGGTTGCTGACTTCCTCAATGGCATAAGGATCGCAGTCAAAGAAGATTTCCTTTTCTTCGGGAATATCGTCGATTCCCTGCTGGATATCGGTGATACCGCCGCTTGCGTTATCCTCAAGGGTGATATCCAGCTCCAGATCTGCGGGTATTGTCTCGATGGCATCGCCCAAGGTGTCTGCTGTTTCGGAGACTTCACTTGCCTTGCCGCCGAAGCCGCTCAATGCGGTACCCATTTCACCAATGGGGTCCGTCATGTTGTCGATGGCTTCAAAGATAATCTGGACTGTTTTTTCAAGATCGGCCACGCTGTCTCCTTTTCTTTTCCAGATAGTAGAGGCCCCATAGGTACATTTCTGCGTCCGTTAAAAAGCCTTGCGGGAACAAATCGGGTCTGACTTCGTATAAGAAACGCCCCCTGGACGCACATAGATTCATCAGGGTTCTGGTGTCGGCTCGATTCCAGAGGGCTTCGATTTTCCCGGCTCGTAACCCATCCCGGTCAAGGTTTCGATCCTTTTTGTCAGGAGCTGGAATTCAATCGGGTGCGTCATGTTCAGCTTGAGTGCCAGGACGATGTCGCAGGGTGGTTCTACGCTGCCGGCAACAAGGAGTTCCGCCCGTAGGGCGATATCCATTGGCACCGATCCGTCGATACCCGTCAGGCATTTCACGGCTTCCACGGCGTCTTCCGACTGCTCTTTTACAAGGGTTTCGAGAAGTGACTTGATGGTCTTTCTGTTTCGAAGTGCCATTTCCTTGCAATGCGCCAGTTCGTTGCCACTGAGACCTTTTATGATCCATTCTGGCGGGCCGTCGAACCAGTCTTTTAAATCCGGCAATGGTACGGCTTCGGTTCTGTAATTGAACTTGATTTTCTTGAACTCTTTTGCTTTAAAGGACATCGCCGCTTTTCTCCTACCCCTTATTTCCCATCACCATCCAGTGCCAAAAGCTGTCCTTGAATCCAGATCAGTTCCCAGTCCCGGTAATAGAATTTTCCTAAATTCATAATATCAATCATATCCCCGCTGGCGTTGAAGTCGTACATTGCAATCGAATTCCCGTCAGCCTTCAGTTCCGCTTTTCCGCAGGGGCCGGGTCCGAAAGGCCCTTGCGTGAAGCGGATTTCATATACCGTTCCCGCCAGGGTGGCCGTGTAGGTGTGACCGGCAATGTCCGTTTTGATATCCCCGGCCATGGCAAAACTGGTCAGTACAAGCGTCAAGGCAATCAGCAAACAGGCAAATAAAGATTTTCTCATGGTTATTCTCCTTTTCTTAAATTGTTGATTTGGGTTACCCGGTAATTCTCTTTCCGGGGTCTAACGCATTGATCGTGCAGTCCGCCGTGATGCTGCTTCGTGCCGGGTAGTTCGGAGTGATTCCAAGGTAACCTTGTGTCAGAATAAAATTTTCGGTCTGGAGTCTGTCGGCGTAATACTTGAACCAGATCTTCTTTCCCTCTTTTCTCAGAATCGGATCCGAAATACCGTTCTCCAGAAAGACTTTGAATTTGCCGTTTTTCAATGCGGAGCTGACTTCCCCGATGGCGCCGCCGTAAACCGGCTGAGAAGAAGTCGTCATGCTGATTACAGCAGGTTGAAAGTCCGTTGCCCTCAAAACTTCCGTGAAATCCGGCTCGAAATACTGGGCATAAACTTTTTTGGTAGTGCTGCCGGTATGGTTGCGCATCAAAGCCGTGCTGAAATCAACACCGGGGGCGCCCAGGATTGTGTCTTGTTCGCGGATCAGGTTGATCCGGACGATTGACGGGTAATTTGCCATTTCGCGGTGCCGGTTCGGTACGGCCATTATTTGGCTGTTGGTAACAGGCGCCGTCGTGATAGATGAAAATCGCACCTGGGCAATCTCAACGCTGCCGACCGGAATAAAAGGGGGTCCGCCGTCCGCGCCGCGTACTTCGGAAAACGCCGTGTGGGCGACTCCGCTTACAACCGCAACGGCCCCGGCGGATGTTATGGTGATGGAATTTATGCGGCAGATATCAGCACCTGAACCGCGCAGGCAGGTGATGTCGGCGCTTGCCGTCAGGGTGATGGCAATGCCTGCCAGGTTCAGGGTGCCGGCCGATAAATCAACCTTGTCATTCGCTCCGGATATCGCTGGGGCTACAACCAGGCCGGTCAGGGCGCCGTCCGGTTTGACAACGGGCGAAAAGCCGGATTCGTCGGACCAGCATTCAGCGTTGGAGTCGTATGACTTATGGTCCCCCGAATTATTCAGTTCTGTCATGGGCACGAAGGTTTGTCCGTCTTCATAATATAAAACCGAGTTTTCGGCGGTGGTCATATATTCTCCTTGAAGAAGCCTTCAACCCATCAAACATATGGGTCGTTTATTTTCGAAAAGTATTTGATCGTAAAACTGGCGATTACCGACACGGAGTCTTTATGTGAGTAGTCGTTTGTTCCACCGGATGCGTAGTGTATTTCTTCAATCAGGGTTGTGAACTTTGTTCCCTTGAAAGCTTCCCGCATGTCCCCGAGCATCTGCTCCGCAAGAACCGAAGGGTTCGTGATCCCGGTCAATGCAATAGCTTCCACCCGAAGCGGCATCGTGCAGAAATAATCTCCGCCGCCGACCCGCTCCACTGTTTCGGTAAGCGGATAAATGACGCATGCCGGCAGCCTGGTCGGATCTATTTTGGATATGGCACGGAAGATATTCAGACCGATATCCGTGTTATATCCGTTCGCTGTGGTGATAGTAGTCGCACGTGCAAGGCAGGCTTGAATAATCAGTTCGCGTTTTGTGTCAGACATTGGCGAAAACCTCTTCAACGGCTTTTTTGTAATCCGTCACAACGGCTTCGGCGCCGGCTTCCGTTACCGGGTCGATCAGTTCAGCCTTATCCTGGATGTCCTGCACCCGCACGGTTTGAAGGCGTTCAATGGGGTACCTGTAGTCTTGCGCTTTGGCAACGTACTTCATCCAGGCGTAAACCTGGCCTTCGGAGTCGATGCCCTGGTTTTTCTTGCGACCGTAAATGCGACCTTTTGAAACAAAAACATGCCGGAATTCATGCGTTGCCCCATGCCGGTAAATCTGTGCATGGACCGGCGTGGGCTTTTTCCAGTCCCAGCCTGCGGCATCTTCTGAAAAAGCGCTCAGTTCAATGGGCTTGCCTTTTGAAATTATCGCAGCCTTGTAATCTTTGAGATTGTCTGTTTGAATAAGGTCAATCGTGATTTCAGAATTCACACTCTCATCATCGATGTTCAGCACCTTGACGGTCTCGTAAACGACTTGATCTTTTGTCTGTTCCGCACATGCCGTGATCGTGGTTACAGCAGTCGTTGGAAGGAGTGATTTCAGTATCTGCATTGTCGCCAGTGCATCAGCAAAAGATATGGGCTCGATCGTCACGGAAATGCTACTGCTCATTGACAACCACCTTTACGACATACCCGTCATTTTCTGTCACGGTGCTGACGCGGTAGTCGGTACCGTCAATCGTGAAAGTCTCATTGACAACTGCTTCCCTGGGCAGGTCTGCGAGTGAATATCCGATATGGATTACCTGAACCCAGGTCTGGGACATACCGGAAGGCTGTAACTGCATGGATTCGGTAAACAGCACCTTGAAGCCTGACGGCTCGCCGGTCAAAGGGGTAAATACGGCATCAACTCCCCCGAGTTTGGCGAGTACGTCAGCCCAAAGCCGGTTTTGTAGTGTGTCGAAGTCAGTCATCGTTAAAACCAATGATGAAGGATGAATTATGAACGTTGAATAATCCTTTTTTCATTCATCATTCATAATTCTGCATTCATAATTATCTTTTAGGCCACCAGCTTAACCAGAACTCCCGGCCTGAAACACATCGGCAGCGGGTTGGACTGCATGTGCAAATCAAGGCCACGGTTGTACTGTCGCATTTCCTGTTTTGCGTAGAGCGGTATCCCGATGGTGTTCACGGTTTCCAGAAAATCGGCCGGTGCATAAATGGTTTTAAAGGTGTCCATTGTTCCCTGGGGGAAACAATGGCCTTCGCCGTCATTTATGAATTTTCGGGTGGCGCCGGTGGCATCCGTGGCCGTACCGCGGTATTCTTCAAAAATAATCCCGCCATAGGAAAACCCCTTTCGAATGTCTCCGCCAATGATCTGTACTGCCAGGGCAGT